CTAGGAATTATATAACCTAATTTTTAATTTGTAAATAACTTTTTTTCTTTTTTTATTATTTTTTCCCGTTTTTTCCTGCTTTATTATAATGTAATAACTTAATATTTGCAAATTGTTACAAAGCCCCCCTTGACAAATTACATTTTTTTTGGCATTATTAATAACCGTAATATCTATGTAACATTTTTGTAACAGATGGAGGTTATTTTGAAACATAAATTTATAGGTTTACTTTCAGTAGCATTTTTGATGTGTGCATCTACTACAATTGCAGTTCATGCCGAAAACGAAACTACCACTGTTGAGAACCCTACAACAGTGATTGCCGTAGAAACAACTACTCCGGTAGCCAAAAAAACTACTCCGGCATATGTTAAATCAATTACAGTTAACAAGACTATAAAGGTAAACAAAAAAGCTAGTATTAAAAAAGACATAAAATTAAATAAAACAAAATTAAAAAATTTCACATTAGTATCTAATAAAACAAAAGTTGCAACAATTTCTTCTTCAGGAAAGATTAAAGCGAAAAAAGCCGGAAAAGCTGTCATTACTGTAAAATCTAAGAATAACAGTGCTTTATATGCAACAATCAATGTAAAGGTAAAGAACAGATACACTAAAGACCAGTTAAGACTTATGTCTTCTATTATTTATAGTGAAGCTGGTGATCAGAGTTATGCAGGTAAGAAGGCAGTTGGTATTGTAATTGCCAACAGAGTAAGTTCTAGAAGTTATCCTAACACTTTAAGTGGTGTTATTTATCAGCCGGGACAGTTTTCACCGGCAAGAAACGGTTCTTTAAACAGATCATTAGCATTATATGACAGTGGTCGACTTGACAAGGGTTCAATTAAAGCTGCTAAGGCTGTTCTTAATGGAGATAAGAACGTAAAACTTTCTTATGGAACAATAAATATGAACTCATATTTATTCTTTAGTGGATATGTAAGAGGTGCAAGATTAACAATTGGCGGACACCAGTTCAAATAAGTAGATAAAAAAAAGAATCTTCAGTTTTTCTGAAGATTCTTTTTTTGTTCAGAAACTGACCTTCAATTTTTTAGTAGAAATTGTAGGGTAATTCCTCAAATAAAACTCCGAAACAAATATGATAATTCATATCTGCTTCGGAGTCTTAAACATCTTAATTTATTCTTATACTATTTTCTTATGCTGTTTATTTTTATACTCTGCCTTCAACTAAGTCTTCCAGTGTTACACTTTCCAAATATTCATCTATCTGGTCGTCTAATTTCTTCCACAATGGTAATGTAATACATTCAGTGGCTCTATCGCACTTCTCAGCCCCTTCTTCCAGGCAGCCAACCGGTGCCAATGTTCCTTCAGTAAGTTTGAGAATTGAGCCTATTGTATATTCTGCCGGTTTCTTCACCAGCTTGTATCCGCCTGCTTTGCCTCGCTGACTCTTTACCATATGTCCTTTATGTAATAACGATACAATCATTTCCAAATATTTCATGGAAATTCCCTGTCTTTCTGCCACATCTTTCAGTGATACAAAAGACTCGCCATCATTCTGAGCCAAATCTATCATAACTCTTAAAGCGTATCTGCCTTTTGTAGAAATCATCATCTCTAAATACCTCTCTGTCGTAAATACTCTCCTACTAGTATACATTAACGCCACAATAAAATCAACTTAATTCCGATTATTTTTATAGGAATTGTCGTATAAATATTGTTATGTTTCTTTAAAAATTTTTTAGAATAACTTTATATGATTATAGTTTCAAATCACTAAAATCTTAATTTTGTGGATTATTCTTTTTTTATTTTTAAAATCTTTGTTCCATATACATATGTTAACGCACCTATTGTTATTCCAAGAACTGCTCCTCCTAGTATGTCTGATGGAAAATGCACATATAAATACATTCTTGAAAAAGCTATTAATATAGTAAGCGGAATAACCACCCAACCGAATTTCTTATTGGTTAACGTTATAATTGTTGTAGCTATACATGATGCCTGTGTGTGACCTGAAGGAAATGAATAATCTTTTGGAATTGCTATAAGCATCTTAAAATTTGTATCTATCCAACATGGTCTCGCTCTTTGAACAACATTTTTCACTATTCCGTTTCCAATAATCAGTCCTATTAACAACCCCGCAAGAACCAAAACTCCATATTTACGGTATTTTTTTGATATAAGCATTGCAACGCCTATGATAATCCAAATAATCCCTGCATTTCCCAAAACTGTAATTCTAGGCATAAACCAGTCACAAAATCCACTACCGAATATTTGTTGTATTTTTTCTAAAATTAACCAATCAATTGCCATTGAGTTAACATCCTTTCCTTTTTAGTTATGTTTTATACTCTATCATTTTAAGAGAAAAAAGACAACCGACCATTACGGCCGATTGTCCCTTTTATTAATATGTAAATAATTTATGAAAGAATATTATTTAATCTTTACTACCTTCTTAGCTGAGTATGGTCCATAAACCTTAGTCTTTCCGTTCATAAAGAATCCTCTAACTCTTACATAATACTTCTTACCTGATTTTAATTTCTTAATTGTGATCTTAGCTTTCTTTGTTGTCTTAACTTTTGATTTCTTGAAATTCTTCTTTAATGAGTACTGAACTTCATATTTCTTAGCCTTGCTTGCTTTCTTATATTTAACAACCATAGCTTTCTTCTTAGCTGTTACTTTAGAAACCTTAACCTGTGAAGGTGACTGGATACCTGCCGTAATCTTGAAGTCCTTAACGTCGATTGTTCCACTCATATCGCTTTCATCGATGTATTCTTTTAAGAATGCACCAAATGCAAACTTAATACCTAGTGTAGGCTGAGCCTTTTTCTTCTGATATTCTGATCTAAGTGATGGAATCTTAACATCTGCTGATACTGTTACATATCCGTCATCTGCTGTGTTCTGACTGTCAAGTGCAACAAATGGGCTGAAATCCTTTGTGCTTGAAAGAACGCTCTTACCACCGATTGTAGCCTTAACATTTGAAAGCTTAAGAGCTGCACCATCTTTATCTGTGTTATCAAATGCTTTAAAGTGAATGTGTTTTACGTAGTTGTACTTACCTGTACCAACATTTTCACCCATAGCTTTTCCTTCGCTATCCTTAATTACGTTGCCTTTAGCATCTTTCTTGTCCTGACTCTTCATAATTTCATTCTTTAATGTACTCTTAATCTTAAATGAAATTGTGTAATAACGTCCTCTTTCTACATTAACAACCTTATCTGCTGTTACACCCCATGGGTTAGACTGTCCTACATCTCCCTTTGGTGTCCATTTAGCACTCCATCCTGTACTTACAACATTCATTGTAAAACTGCTTGATGTCTGTGTTGTAATCTTTGCATCTTCACCATAACTCTTGTATGTATTCTCTTTATTCTGATATTTCTGTCCTGCTCCGATAAGCTTATCTTCCCAAACGCCGTTATCTTCACGTGTATGGATAGAATATGATGTCCATGCCTTTCCGTTAGATACATCTGTTCCCTTAGCTACTGCTGCAGATGCCATTGATGCTGTACCAACAACCATAGTTACTGATAAACCGATTGCTGTTAAGTTCTTGAATAATTTTCTCATTTTTTCATTCTCCTTTATATGTTTTTGTAACTTAACTATAAAATATCATTTTTATCATACTTTTTCAAGTGCAGTTTGTATAAAATTAAAGAAAAATGAATCGTTTTTTATAGAAATATTGAATAAAAACTGTTTTATCTTTAAAAGTTACTTATTGTGACATAAGTATTATACTTTTTGTTATATAGTTTATTTCATGTAAAACTGCATAAAAACATTAATATCTATCAATTGTATTTACTTGAAAAAACTAAAAATACCATTTAACGCAGGAGCAACCACCGAACCGGTAGGCGAGACTTCGAACCTTCGAGCACAAGACCTACGCTCGTTTAATGCAAAAAACAGCACCCTGAGCCGTATAACTCGTAGATGCTTTCGCATCTACTTCGTCGCGGGCTTGCGCCCTATAAAAACAAAGAAACAGCACCCTTTTAGATTCTTTTTTATGAAAAGTGCGAGACGGGTTGCGGTCATCCTGTGGATGACCCTGCTTTGCAGGAGCAACGACCGAGCCGGCAGGCGAGACTTCGAACCTTCGAGCCCAGGATTGGGCTCGTTTAATGCAAAAAACAGCACCCTTTTAGGATGCTGTTTTTTGCATTAAAAAAGCGCGAGACGGGGATCGAACCCGCGGCCCCCTCCTTGGCAAGGAGGTGCTCCACCACTGAGCCACTCGCGCATTGTACGTGTGCGTCACACGCAAGAAAGATATTAACATAATCAGACGAGTCTGTCAACATTTTTTTGCAATTTTTCGCATAAATTTAAAATACATAAAGCAACCACCGAGCCAGCAGGCGAGACTTCCAAAGGCTTTAGAGGTTAATTGATAGTCTATAATTTTTGAATAAGCCCAATCCTTGAGGTAACGTTTTGTCATATGGCTGTTTGTCTATTTCCAAGCATTAAAAAAGAAGAGAAAACCAGATTTTGGTTTTCCCTTCTATTTAACTGTTTATAATTTTATTTTTTTATCTTAACCTGCTTTGGCTTTGACCATTTGCCCTGATAAGTTTCCCCTCCTTTGACAACAATGGCTTTTGCTCTTGCATACAATTTTTTAGCCTTTTTAAACTTGCTATTTGATACACTATATGTCAATTTCTTAGTTGTTTTTGTCACTATTGTCTTTTTACACTTCTTATCTTTTGCAATCTGTACTTTGTACTTGGTTGCGCCTTTAACTCTCTTCAATGTAAGACTTATTTTCTTAGCATTTTTCTTTTTAATTGCTTTTTTAACAACTGCCTTTCCAACATTTACAGATGATTTTATTGTAGTCTGACTTGGTTGTTTTTTAGTTGTTGTTTGTGCATTTGTATTTGTTGTAGTTTCTACTGCTTTTGTTGTAGTTGTTTCTACTGCTGTTGTTGTAGTTGTTTCTACTGCTGCCGATGTGGTTGTCTCTACTGCCACTGGTGTGGTTGTTTCATTTTCTGAAGTTGGTTTTGTAGTAGTTGTTGGATTTGTAGTTGGTTCCTTGTATTCTGAATATGCAGGATCTGCAAGTTCTGCAGGTGTTTTTCCTGTGAGTCCAGGGTCTGCCTTAATTGACACAGTTTTCTTTAATCCAAATGATTCTACATTGTTACTTGTATACTGTGATCTTACTTCTACTTCATATGTACCTGTCGCAAGTCTGTTTTCATAGTAACTTGCCTCATCCCCATTGATTCCTACCTTGATACAAACACCATCTACAAAAAGATTCAATCTCTGACCTGTTAAATCTGCCACATCAGACCATGCAATAGTAAATCCATAGCTTATACCTTCTGTTAAAATTGAAAGTCCAAGTGGTAAATTTGGCTGATTTGGTTTGTCAAATGACTGTGCATTATCTATAACCTGACCTTTAACAGTAACCTTTGATGACTGACCAAATGATGTTGCCGCCAAAGCTGACTCTCTGCCTTCTGCATCCACTGCTGATAAATATGCAAGATATTCACCTGCCGATACACTTTCCAATATAACATTTGAATTGGTAATTCCGTCTACATATACACGTCTGTAAGGTGTACCTGTCTTTGCATCAAATAAATATAAATTGTAACCTACAACTGATGAATCTGCTGATGGAATACTTGCTTCTGATGATGGTGCCCATGCAACACCTAATTTATTGTCTGCCTGCGCCGGATTGTCAGCAGGAACTTCCGGATTTCCTGTAATATAACTTAATCCCGCCGGTGTTTTTGGACCTATGCAATTAACAGGATATGTGTAATTAAGAGTTGCTCCTGTTACTGTAAAGCTAACTGTTTCTGATAATGGTCCCTCACCCATGCTGTTTACATTTGCAGCCTGCGCTGTATATGAACCTGCTGAAAGTCCACCTACTACACCGCCTTTTGTAGCATTGCCGATCTTTGTAACTAACTTTCCATCCTTGTAAATATAAATGACTGTTGCTGTAACTGTTGGATCATATCCATCTACATTTGCTGTGTCATCGGCTCCTGCCCATGCAAACATAATTGCATTTTCAATTGTATCCGAACCACTTTTGCTAACAGCAGCAAGTCCTAATACTTTCTTAGGTAATGATGTTGCTGTTTTTGCTGCACTTACATTGCTTGTTGGATAGTATGTAATCGAAGATACTATCATTGCAATGGCACAAATAATCGCACCAAATTTCTTTAATCTTTTCATTTCATAAACCTCTCTTTCATTTGATTAAACATTCATTGCAATTATACACCTTTAAAGAGTTATTTGTTAGTATCTTATTTTTATATATGGGATTAATTTTTTTAGGAAAGTGTTTTGATTTTAAGATTTTCCATATATATGTACAAACACAAAAAACTCCTAAAAATGTAAAAAAAAAAGCGCGAGACGGGGATCGAACCCGAAAATGGCAATTCTTTGGATTTCCTTTATTTATCGCAATCCCTTTATTTATCGGCATTGTGGCAATTTATGTAATAATTGTAAATTCCATAAAAATAGGGGTTTTAGGATAAAATGCAACACGAAATGCAACACGAATGCAACACAAAACAGCCCTAGAAATAACTCTAAAACTGATGAATAAAAAAGGAAGAGGTTGGCACATATCAACATCAATCTCTTCCTTTATTACTACTAATTTTTTAGAGCAAATACTTAGCTTTCATATAACCAACTACACCGTTGTATTCAACTTTTGCATATCCTTTACCGATATACATTACATTGACCTTTGTTTTATTTGGAAGCTTTTTCTTCAGGACTTTTGTTCTTGTTTTGTTCCAGATGTTTAGTCCTTTTTTTGTTCCAAAAACTTCCTTAGTCCAAGTCTTTTTGAACTTCTCAAAGGTTCCGTAAGTTCTTTTTAACTTAGCCGGAGTATCTCCCCACTTTTCAAGATAAAAATGTGGTGTATCTACAGGGCTAACCCAGTCACCACCCCAGGCAAGACCTACTTTCTTTGACTTGGCAATTTTTGCCACTTTTCTAATTGTTGCCTCGTCATACAAAAGTTTCTTGTCATTTATCGCAATATCAAAAGCAATGCCCCACTGGTGCTGACTGGAATAATCGCTTCCCTTTGCATTGGTTACAATGTTGCCTTTCTTGGTTCTTCCCTGAGCATACAAAGCGTCCTGCTCTGCCTTGCTTCTAAATCCCTGCGTAATAATAAGGTATATCCCTTTCTTTGCACACTGCTTTAAAAGTAAAGTTAACTTGTAATTAAGCCAAGGGTGTAACTTAGTTCTGTCAATTCTAATATCGTGTTCTTTCTTCATTATTCTTCCTCACTTTCCATTACTTTTATACCGTATTCTTTAGCACAAGTATTCTCAATCCTACATCCTCTGTACTTATCCCAATCCTTACAAAAATATGCAATATCTGCATTTGCCAATAGTTCTAAACTCTTGCCTAAAAACCATAGTGGTTTGGCATCATACGGTGCATTTTCGAAAAAACTGTCAATGATTTCTACATCCTCATTGTATGTTTCTTTAATTCTATTAACTGCTTTTGCTCTTTCTTCTTTAATCTGTTCATCTGTTTTGTCTCTCATTGGCTGACTTATAAATACTTTCATTTGTCTATTCCTCCACTTCCGGCAATCCTGCCACTGATGTTGCCACACTTAATATTCCTGCAAGTACTGTTGCTGACACAACCACCTTCCAGTCAACTGCTGCTAACACTGCTGCAGAACCGATTGTTGCAATAAATGTCTGTGCCATTGTTTTTACAGCTCTGACACCTGCTGCCTTAATCCATTTCTTTGTCTTGTCACTCATTCGTTTACTCCTTTCCCTGCTTCATTGGCAGTTCCTTTACTCTCTTATAAATCTCTGTTCCTGTTCCATTCCCGCCCAGTGCATGATACGCCTTGTATAAATGTTCAAAATCATCCAAAGCCTCAACTGATATATGCTCCTGAGCTATGTACTGTTTTCCCAGCGTGTATATCTTGTTATGCAAAATTGCAATAACTCCGTCCTTAATTAATTTATATGATGAATTTTTTAATTTGACATAATTAACTGCACTAACAAAAATTGCACCAATTAATGAAGGAATCCCACACAAGGATAAAATCTGATAAAGTGTCATGTATATCTCCTTTCTTATTCTTCAGCTGTTTCTTCGGAATTGTTATAAAGTTTATAGTTTACATATCCATAATCAGCGGAGGCCATTGAAGAGTAATATAAATATAAATCATCAAAAGTAGAAATATCATATTCTTTATTTGATGTAACTTCAAAACGACTATCTGAAGGTTTACTAAAATCAACTTCTTTTTTATCACAAGTAATAGCACACCAGTCATAATTTGGTGGCAATGTATAATCGTTAAAATTGCTTCCCTTTGTACTAGCAGTTCCAAACTTTATATATTTGTATTTACGTACATTAATAGAAACAATTTTAGTCTGAGCTATATTAATTATTCCTTCGTGTTCTATTCCGAGAGTTCTACACATATCAGAATATTTTACAGTCATATTTTTAATTTGATTTGTAGTTGTGTTATTAATGGCATCAATCTGACTTAAAGCTGTGTTATTAATGGCACTAATCTGACCTGTAGCTGTGTTATTAATTGCAGCAATCTGTATAGTTGTTTTATTCTCAATCATTTCTATCTGATGTGTAGCTGCGGTATTTATATTCTCCAACTGTTGATTTGTTATATTTGTAATGTTACTAATCTGACTTGATGCTACTGTATTAATTCCTTTTGTCTGCGATTCTCCTGCGGCAACCGCAGAACTGTTTATAGCTTCAATCTGTGCCCGTGCTGTGTTGTTAATATCTCCAAGCTTTGCAGTTGTAAGTGTTGCTATGTCATTGCTTTTTGCTTCTGTTAAAGAGCTAATGTCGTTCATTTTTGCCTCTGTTATGTTAGCTATGTTTGTTGTGCTTTCCTCAACTTTGACATCAATATTCGCTATTAGCTTCTCAACATCTGTCTTTTGACCTACCACCTCTTCTAAATAATTCCCAGCTCTATCTGCATAATCTGCTGCATCATTTGCCTTCTGCTCTGCCTGTTCAAGATAGCCTTTATTAACTTCTATCTTTTCATCAGCCTCTTTTACTAATGCCTTTGTATCACACATTATTTTGATTATCTGATTGTAAATATCCGGTGTAATCTCATTTACAACATCTACCGGAACGCCTTTCTTTACTTTCTGACATACAATTGTTGAAGTAATTCTTCTACCTTCTGAATTGTCACCAAAAACTCCAATGTAAAGCTCACATTCTTCCCTAAAAAGCCAATCAGGTAATTTTTCTGCTGATACAACATCCTTTTCAACAAGCACTTTTACCGAATCACTTATACTATAATCATCTACATATATTACGGCTGTTTTTGTATATCCGTCCCATTCAGAAGAAAAATCAAACTTAATTTCTTCCAAATTGGAAGTTCCTGATATTAAAGACTGCTGGTTAACAATATGCGCCTGTTGTCCTTTTATCTCTATGTTTATGTTCATCTTTTTCTCCTTTAATCCACCATCCATACTGCATGAACCGGTATGCATGCTCCAGTGTCAATTGCTATAGGAACACTTGCTCCATAATAATCGAAACTTACTGTACCTCCCGGATTGATTGTCATCATCCATCTGTTAGTTGTTCCCAAATGTCCTTCCTGAATTGACCATACGTTACGTGAAGGTCTCATATCTGTAGGAATATTCTTAAAAATATTATCGTGTGCAGAAAAAACAGTTGAATTTGTTATGATTCCCACCAATTCCACAGTTTTCCCAACTCTTCTGATTTTAGGTGCATCAGTAGTGGACCATGCTGATATGCCATTTCCACATTCAACTGATTTCCAGCCTGTATCATATACTTCTCCGGATGTTTCAATAAGGGTTAACTCCTGCCAATCCTTCCAGCCGGCATTTTCATAACGCTTATAAATCACATTGTTCTTTACATCGGGAATAAATATCTGAAACTTAGTTGATGTTTCCCCTTCAACATAAAGCATTCCCCAGTTAGTAACAGGTCTGTTTGTTCCTGCTGTTGTCTTTATGTGATACACTCCATTTTCTGTTAATGTATTCCAATCCACTGCTGATGTTATGGTTTTTGTACCCAAAAAAATTTTTTTGAGGTTAGACAGAAAACTGCCTAACCCCTCTTTATTTAGATACGTATTTTGTATTTTTGCCATTATAACGCACCTCTTTTTTTAATTATTCTGTAATGCCAAATAATGCATTTATCTCTTTGTCTGAGATTGCTGTATAAGTAGTTCCTTCCAAAGTTGCCACTTTTGTTTTTAATGATGCAATATCATTCTTGTTTGTTGCTACCTGGCCATTTGCTAATGCTGTTACTGCACCTGCTTTTTCATAATTTGTGCTTGCTGTGTAAGCTGCGCTTCCAAGACCTTTTACAGCTACATCTGTTTCGTCAACGGAAACTGTTCCATTTGCTGTACCTGTTTTTACTGACTGAACTGCAGTATCAGCCTTTCCTAAAGAAGTCTGAACATCTTTTGCTAATTTTGCCTTAGAAACATTACCATCAGCAATTTTAACTGTTGTTACCGCATTAGTTGCTAACTCATTAGCTCCAATAGAACCTGCCACAACAGAAGCACTAATTTCTCTTGTGGTTGAATCAATTGAAATCTGAATCTTAGTAGCATTTGCTTTTGCCTTATAAATATCAACAAGAGTACCTACGTTAATATATACCTTGTCATTTGTAGCATTAGCTAATGTTAATACTAAATATGTACCTGCACTTGTTGGTGCACCTGTTCCTGTTGGAAGTGTCTGTGCAGTGTATGTTTTAACTTCACCACTTGAAACCACCATATCCTTTGGAATATCAATTGTTGCAATATTCTTTCCATTCTGTTTTAAAGTATAAGACTTAAACATTCCGGCTGTTGTAGTAGTATCAACAGTAACTTCCCCTGCTGTTTTTGTATCACCTACAGCAGATTTAATTTCGTTTACTGCACTTACAAGGTCTGTTTTCTTAGATGTTGTTAAATTAGTCAGTGTTCCTATTTTATTTTCCGTATCTGCCTTTGCATCACTAACAGCTTTTGATACAGAACCTGCTCCTGTACCATTTAATGTTGCTATTGCATTCGTATTTGCCTTAACCTGACCATCTGCTAATTCTTTAACTTTTGTTGCCGCTGTTCCTGATGTTTCTTTTGTGTCAATTAAACTTTTTACCTGTTCATTGTAAGTTTTTAATCCTTCAAGATCTAAATATTTCTTTTCTGTTGCCATTTCTTTTCTCCTCTTCTACTTAAACATTTTATTTATATCTTCATTTGAAACTGAATTTATAGCTTCACCTACCAGTACATACTGCCTGTTTTCTTCATCCCATACGAAAATGTTTTTTTCAGACATGTTTATGTACAATGAATCGTCTGTTCCTTCACTTGGAAGAACATACTTCTTTACTATCTGACATTGCTCTTTTCCTGTTAACTGCACCCACTCATTATCATAAAACCAAAGATACCCTGTTTTTTTTACATAGTAAAAGCATTCTGATACAGCCTGTAAGGATTTCCTTTCCTCTTCTGTTTCAAGAATGCTTATACTATCATAAAACGTTCTCCTATCATTTAAGTCGAACACAATCCGCCCCTTATCTTTTAAGAAAATAAGTTGTCCGTTTTTTATTGCAATATCCTGTAACTTGTTTAATTCAGTTCCAATAATAGATAACAAGTGTTTGTTTTCATTCATAATCTAACACTCTCCTATATCTCTGTTATATAAACTGAACCACTTCCTTCAATCTTCTTCGCTATGTCTTCTTTGTCCTGTTCTGTCAAAACATAGTTACTTCCATTGAATTTTCCATTTTCAGCATCTTCTCTCACTGACTTTGCTATTTCTTTTGTTTCCTCCATAATGTTTTCAATTTGTTGTCTGAAACTTGGCTCATCATCAGTGGAAACTACTTCTCCAGGTCTTGCTCTTGGTTCCACCGGAATAATAAGCTTTTTCATTGTTGTTTCCGAATTACTGTCTATGTATTGAATATACAAGACAATTTCATTTCCCTGTTGCACAAAAAAATCAGGTATTTCTACCTGACCATTTACAACAATTTTGTTTTTTGTCATTTCTGTTGCCCAATTGGAAAATTGTACTTCCGCACCATCCGGAACATCAAGGAATTTTATTTTTTGTCCCTTGTCATACTGATAAAGCATTGGTGATTCCAAAGTATCGTGACCTTCAAACTCAATGGTAATCACATTTTTTTCTTTAATTGCTATCATTCGCTTCCTTCCTTTCCATTTCTTTAAATTTTATTTCAAAATCAACAATCTCCTCTCTTAGACTGTTAATTCTATCACGTATGTTCTGTCTTTCTGAATGGAGCTGTTCCATGTCATATGGGATTTCAATGTTCATAAGACTATACTCATAAGATTTTATGATCTTGTAATCTCCATCTGAAAGTTGTTTTTCCAATGAACTTAACTCCATCTTTTTTTCCATCATTTCATCATAGAAATGCATTTTTTTAATGTACGCTTCCTCTTCCGCTGTAGCTTCTCGCTCAACTCCTGCATCTATTATTATCATTTGCTCCAATCTCCTAATCGTTCTTTGCTTCATATTCATCTGACAGTGCATTTATTCCTGACATTGTCTTGTTAAATATGATTGACTGCACGTTCTGCCTTGTTATTACAGGATTGCCATCTGCATCAGAGGACCACTTATCAACATCAAAAGTTACGTAATCGCCAAGCTCCAAGAATGGAAGGCCCAGTGATTTAGCCTTGAATGGTGCAAACTTAATGGTAAAAGGAATCTTTGGCTCAATCCATCCTTTTCCAACATTGTTTGCCACATCTAATAGCAACTGATAACTTGATTTATGTGAACTGTAAAGTGGTGAGTATGTAACGGCAAGATTATTCTTTTTATTCTCTCCATTTAAAAGTGTGCCATTCATATCCATAACCTTCCAGCCATTGTTTGAATACAAGCTGTCCTGTAACTCTATGCTGTCCTGCTCATACAACTCCGTAATGTTAATCATTCCTGACGGATGATAAAGTTTATTTTTCTTTTTCCAACAATCTGCAAAAAACTCACTTTCAGGAGTCCACGTTGAATCAAACTCACCTGTTGATAAATATTTTACTGCATTAAATGTTCTTAAAAATTCATCATTAACATTTGAAACCTGAATTGTGTAATAAGATTTACCTGTTTCATCCAAATCGTGCAGCATTACTCTTCCGCTTCGTCTTAATGATATAGTTTTTAAATTTCGCCCAGAATATTTATTTACTGTAATCTCAACTCCAAGTTCTTCTGCCAACTTATCATCAAAAGAGAACTCAATGTAATAACAATTTCCCATCACATCCGGAGTTTGAAACAATACATCTTCCTGTGGATTGTTAAAGCTAACATCTGCTGTTAAAAGTTCACTTGGATATGTACTCTTATCCACTATTTTTTCATAATAACTTTCTTCACCATAAGAATTAGTGAACTTAACCACATTACCAACGCTATATTCTGTAGCTGAATTAAACTCACCCTTGTAATTGGAATCGGCTGTTGTCGTTCTTTTTTCTGAATTTACAAACTTATAATCAAACTCACCTGTTGTTTGGTCGATAACTCCACAAACACCATTCATATTGCAAATCCACTGCAATAATTGAAGTGCAGAATAATCTTCATTGAATGGACCTATTTTTAAATCTATTACATCCATTGGCAAACTAATGTTATAGAAATCTTTCTGATTTATTCCAATTTCAGAAAACAAATCATTTCTTAAATGAAAAACTTGTAAATCATTCGGAAAATATTTTTCAAGTTTTTCAACATATTCAGGTCCATTTATCGTTGGAGCTACACCAGTTGGTGGTATTGTTAAATCTCCTGAAGCCACTTTCACAATATTACAGGCTTGATAAAAACTATCTATATAGTCCTGTTTAAAATGATAATATCCTTTAGTTTCCACATTATTTGAATCAGTATATGTGCCATACACAGTCTGGTCTTTTTTATATGTCGTTTTTAACTTGTATGAACCCTGATAAGAATATGGATCTACCATTCCCATTCCATACTCATCCACCTTATTCATCCAATCCTTAATTGATTTTTCCTGATAATCGTGTAATTTATCATAGGCTATCAATTCACTATATCTTGGATCCGCTGCCTGTATTGTAAAGCTTTCAACCTTTCCCCTGAATATGATAATGTCTTCTGTATTGGATGTATCAACATAACCATATACTCTTTGACATTCTTCCAATTCATCAGGATATAATTCATTTTTGCAAGCATTCGTCAATTCATATATTTTCAGATTGCTTGCAAATTCCTTGAATGCATCTGTATCTGTTCCTGAATAGCTTATTTCTGCAAACCACCCCTTTAACGGATAGTTACTTCCAACAGGATAATACTGTGGCATAATAATATCTGTTGTATTGTTAAAATCCCGTACCACATAATAATACGGACCTCCAGTATACCAACATCTAATGGTCATGCTCACACCATCAAGAACCTTTTCTGATGTAAGAATTCTTATCCCGACAAAATTATCCGGTTCTCTTCCAAAAATGTTGTATTTCTTATCAGTTTCATTGTATACAATGTAAGAACTGCTTACTTTTGTTCGTTTGATATTTTCTGTTTTTTCATCAGAAACATCATCTGAATACATATAATATTCCTGGTCAAACTTTACTATGTCCCCTGACTTGTAATTTTTTCCCTTAACCCATTCGCCCTTGTAAGAATCATCCTTTACTGACAAAGTGGCTATGATGTCCTGACCTGTAATGTCTGTATCATAGTCAAATGTTGTAAGATTAAACTGAGTTGAAATGCAGCCCTGTAGCATCAAATTTGAATCACTACAAAGACTGCCTGTCAAACTCATGCTTTCTTCCTGAATGTTTGCATTTGTGATTGGAGTTAAGTTTGAATTATTCGGAAATGTGATTGTTAACTTCTTTGGAACATTCTGCTCTGTATATGCTCTTATTGTATTTTCATTTACGTTTAACATTGATGCTCCTTTCTAGTACTCTATGAATGCATATCTTATTGATTTGTATTCAATGTCAGGCTTACTTCCTTTGACTATTTTCTTTATCTCATAGTCTATGTCAGGAATATATGCTTTCATTTTTTGATATTTCAACTCTGCATTATTCCAATATTCAATACTTACTTTTCTTTCTGCATTGTTTATCAGAGCCTTGTCTATTATCTGTTTGATTTTTCTCAAATCCTTTAAATGCAATCCATCAATTGTGGTAAATTCAATTTTTGTTTTAAAATTCGGAGAAGTCTGACGAATCAGATAATTGTTTGAATTTCTGTATGCCTTTAATTCAGTTCTTTGGTTGTCCGTTGATTTGTAGCTTTCCAGTGCTATGTATTCAGGTGGAAACTCCACATCATTTAACTTAATTAAATATCCCTTAAAATCTGCCATACTACTCCTTTCATCAGATCCATACAGGTTTTCCTGTTCTTCTCTGCTCCTGAACCACTTCCTGCTTAACCATGTTGAATACTCCTCTTGAATCCTGTTGAACAATAACATTAACCTGCATGTTTGAAATTGCATTAAGTAAGTCTTTATCAGAAATACCTGTTGTGTTTTCACCCTGCACCTGTCTAAATGCGTCCACGATTGTTGATAATGGAGATTCAATGTTAACACCTTTTTTCTGATCACCCAACACTGCCATAAATTCATTGTTTGGTGGAATGACTGCTCCATTTGCTAAATAATGAACGTATTCATTCGTTACTGGAAGCTTCTTGATATTTAACCCGAACTTTTTTATTCCTGTTAATTTTTGAAACCATTTAGGCGGTTCTATTTTAATGCTATTAAGTTTTTCAATTGCAAAATTAAGACCTTCTACAATTTTTTTAATCATATAATTTATAAATCCTAATATTGCATTTATCGGATCTTTCACAACACTTTTTATTCCGTTCCATATTCCCTTAAGAATCTGTTTAATTCCTTCCCAAGCTTTCTTCCAATCTCCTGAAAATACTCCACCCAGGAAAGTAATTATTCCTGAAAGAACTGTTGTTATGCTGTTTACCACACCTTTTATGGTATTGAATGCTGATTTAAATGCACCTGCAAATGTATTTACAATAAAGGTAACAAATGGCTTCATCTTGTCCCATACCGCCTTTATTCCATTCCAAATATTATTTAATATAGGACTTATTGCTTTCCAAACTGCTGCCACAGCTGACTTTATGTCATTCCATGCTTTTATCCAGAAATTTCTAAATGCTGACGACTTATTCCACAGCACTACAAAAGCTGCAACCAACGCTGTTATTACAATAATTATCTTTGCCATTGGATTTAAGTTCATTACAAAATTGAGAGCTTTTTGTGCAACACTTAAAAGTTTTGTTGCTGCTGTCTGCAATCCTGTCTTTATTGTAGCAATTACCACTTGAGCATTATTCTTTACCCAAGCTGCTGTGCTTTTTATCAGAACTGCCGTTATATCCCTTAAAACTCCTAAAGCTCCTGACATATTACTAATAAACTGTGCTATTTTTATTCCTGCCATTGCTGTTCCAAGGGCAATAAATGCCGCCTTAACAGGAGTTATTCCGTTGTTTAATAATCCGGTCAATGTTCCCTTTAATAAACCAAAACTTGCAGTAATTGCATTGCCTATGATTGTAAACACTCCGGCTATGATGCTTTCCCAATTAATGTTTCCCAGAAATGTACCTATATCCTTTCCTATCTTGTCCCATTTCACTTTTTGTAAGAATGTGCTTATTTCCGTTAATGCGCCGACTACAGCTATTCCAATTGTTTGTCCTAATTCTGTCCAATTAATGGCTTTAAAAAACTTATTAACTGTTTTGGCTATTCCTTCTGCAAAACTGCCCCACGCATATGTGGTAACAAATCCATAAGCGGTGTCTATTGCTCCCTGTACTGCACTTCCTAAAGTCTTTCCCAGTAATCCCCACTTAAAGTTTTGAACAAATGAATTAATTGATTCACCTATGAATGTACCAAACTGTTTAAAATCAAATGTGGTTAAAAACGTATATGCAAACCTAAGTCCTGTATTTAATGCCTGTGCAACTGTATTTCCCAGTGTTTTTGCCAAATCCATTACAGAAAAGAAACCATTTAAGATCCTTGCCAGTTTTGAAGCTATGTCAGAGGCTGTTTTCTGTATGCTCTTCCACTGTATCTTTTTTAATGCATTATTTAACTTGTTTGCTACAAGCTTTCCTATGCCTTCCCAATCCCCTGATTTTATCAGTTTCTTAATCTGGTCAACAATTGGTACATCCATAGCCTTTGCATTAAATATCGGAGCAGATGTTGAACCTGATCCACTGCTTCCACTGTCAGAACCTGAATCAGTATCCTGCATTACATTTAATTCATCATATGATGCCAACTGCTGTTGCTTTGCCTTTGCATTCTTTTTACTTGCCTTTGTATTCTTATCTGTAGCCTGTGTGTTCTTATAAAGACTTTTTGCCATTGCTGTACTCTGTGCTATTGTCTTTCCAAATATTGAAGACATTACATTGGCAAGATAATTTGAAAATGTAACAAATGCAGACAACACACTTTTAATTGCCGGCAATACAAAGTTGTATAAAGGCGCAAATGCTGTTAACAGATTTCCCTTAATTTGAGCAATTAAATTTGACATTTCACCATCTACTGATATTACATTCTGAAATGCAGTTCTTAATGCTCTTAGTGCCTTGGTCATCATTGAAAATACAAACACTCTTTTGACCATTCCACCAAGTTTCTTGCCTAATCCGTCAACCTTTCCTCCTACCTTCCCAATAAGATTAGGAACCGGGTTTAATTTTTTTGTTAATGAATTGCCAACATTTCCTGCGTCCTTTCCAAACTTTCCAACATTCTTAATGACACCCAGTAACTTGGAACCTAATCCCTTAACAGATGAGCTTACCTTTTCAGACATTGATGTGCCTGACTTTCCTGCATTTTCTTCTTTTTCTGCCAGTTCACCAATACGCTGTTTCAAAACATTAACTTTTCCCTGTGCATTATCGACATTCTGAGAAAACTTACTAAACTTTTCTGTATCACTGCCTAATTTAAACTTCTTGCCTTCCTCATTAAGTCTTGATACCTCTGATTCAGCAGCTTCCAGTTTTTTATCAACTGTATCAATGTCATACTGCATTTTCTTGTATGTCTGGCTATTTTTGTTTCCACCTGTCTCCTCAAATTTTTCTCTTGCATCTAACAGCTTAAGAAATTTCTTTGTTAAGGTGTCTACTTCTTTCTCTGCTGCAACATATTCTTCTGTTTTTATCTCTGTATTAGCAAACTCTTCTTTCTTCCTTGTGGCATTCTCCAATTCCACTTCTGCTTTTCGCAGTTGCTCTTCCAATGACATCATCTTGCTGGAAGTTTCAGAAGTGTCCACCTTTAAGGCATCCTTAATGATTCCACCCAATGATTTGATTGAACCTTTTAATCCACTAACAGATGAACTCATATTCTCTAAGCCTTCTTTAAAATCTGTATCATCTATTTTCGTATCAAAATTTAAATATCCATCTGCCATATCTTCACCCACAAAAAAAGACCACTATATTCCAAGTAGCCTTTTTAACTCTTCTTTTTCCTTTAGTTCTTCCTTTGTGTACCTTGTCTTTAGGTCCACCATTTCCCTGTTTTTTCTATAAAATTCAGCTTCATGCTTTTCAAGTTTCTTATGCTTTAACTTCTTTTGCCTTATGTTTACAACATCAGCAAAAAGGCCTTCACCTATTCCCATGTAGTAACCTAAGAAAGTCCACCAATGCATGTATTCAAAAGACCTTACTTCTGTTCCTGCAACTTTGTTTACTGCTGAAAATATAAGCTGTTCATCTTGCTCCCAGTCCATCAGTTTGGGTTCATTGTAATCAGAATCTTTTTTTGAATCATTCATTTCCATAAAGTTCATTGCCTTTTCATAAGCTTCCATATACAACGAACTGTCCATTTCATCAATGTTCTTATAGATTATTCTTAAACATACAATTGCCTTTTCCTCAACTGACAAATCCTGGTCATTAAATGCAGCAAAAACATTTAAAATGTCCCTGAAGTCTGTTCTTATCGGTTCTTCCTTTTCGCCAACTTTTATTGTTTTAGGTAATTCACCTATCATTTCTTATACTTCTCCGTATACTTGCTCATTCTTTTTTCTGACTTCTGCATTTCATACTTAACTTCTTTTTCAACAATAGGTACAAGAGCTTCAATTACACGCATAAATAAAAATTCTCCACCAACCAATGAGATTGGAGACTGATGATTAAATATTATGTCATGCACATTTGCATTAAATATTGAATCAATCTTTTCATGTACTACCTTTTCTGCTTCTCTTAAGTTGTTGGTAAACTCCTCTTCATTACCGTCCTTAAGCTTTTTCTCCAATGCTTCAAAATCTGACAATGTGTCTTCCATTCTTGTAAGAATGCCAAAATCCTTTGGGTTAAATCTTATTACCCTGTTTTCATCATTATTTATTGCAAATTCCTTATATCCTTCATCAAAACTAATACTCTGCATTTATGTTTGTTCTCCTCTCTCTGCTTTTAATTAAATAAAGGGGCACTTTAATATGCCCCAAATAAAATTATTTAACTGCCTTATCTGACTGTGTGCTCTGTGAAGCTGCTTCTGTGAATGTTGGTGTTCCACTTGCAATCTTAACTGTTCCCTCTTTTCTGTTACCATTGAATGTAACATCAAAAGGAATGTTAATTCCACCCTGAGAGCCACCATAACTCTGTGGCTTAACTACACAATCCTCAATCCAAGCTTTGTGTGTTGCTTCTGAATCACCTTCAATCAGCACTTCAAGAATCTTAGTCTTGCAAGCATCACCTGTAAGACGATTCATAGCAATGTTTCTAAGATTGTCATAAATTGCATCATCAGGATTTGCATAATATGGATCTGCACTCATACTTGGCTCATACCCATTGTCATTTACTGATGTTTCATCAAGAATGTTTTTCACTGTTTCAGTATCAGGATTTAATTCAACTGACATGTCCTCAATGTCTTTACCAATCAAAAACCAGTTTGGTGCACCTGTACCACCGAAACTTGCATCAATGTAATGCGCTAAATAACTTCTTTTTAATTTCATTTACATTTCCTCTCTTTCAACTGTGTAAGTTGCATATATCTGTAACTGATACATGCATCCATCATTTATGTCACCAGTGGGAATCTGAAACAACATTGCATTTGCACATTCCACTGATTTTAATTTTCCTTTTCTCTTAACATTATCAACAACCACATCCAAGTCATAAGAGTTTTCATCCAATGATTCCAACCAATAGGATAATTCCAACAAAAAAGTGCTGTTTGAAAGTCTGTCATAATCATTAAATGCCTGATTGATTGCATACAAAACAAAACTGTGTCTTCTTGTCTGATTTCCCAGAATGTCTTCCTTTACCTTTGTGTCTCCTGTTGAAGAAAGTCCAAAGTTAACATCATCATTCTTTGTAAAATCAACGTGGATTTTGTTAGTAAACTCTTCAATCTTTGGATAATCTGTTAATATCTTTTTAACAAGTTCTATAATGTTCATGTATTATTCCTTCCCATAGCTATTGCCATTGCACCTTTTAATATGTCCTCTTTATGGTCTGCTTTCATTCTTTCAAACCATAGCTTTCCAGCCTGTGGATGTCTTTCCGTTGAGTAAGTAAGTGGTCTGCCTGTTGGTGTTTTATGTGGTGGTGACCAATAACCGATTATGATTCCATTTTCCTTTATTGGAACGTTAGGCCCATATATTTCACCATAATACAAATATCTTGCATAAGGTGAATTGTACTGTATCTTTCCACTGCCTATCACTGTTCCGGCTGTTGCAGACTGTATCATTGCTCCTGTCTCCATTGGAGTGTACGGAACCATTAATCTCAACACCTCACTGTCAACAAACCGTTGAACCGGACTTCCTTCTTCCAACAATTTCTTTTTCTCATTGATTGCTCTTTGAAAATCCGAATCATCAAATCTGATTACATCTGTCATTTCTAATCACATCCCAACTCATAATGCCACATTCTTCTGTTTCCTATTAAGCAGGGTTCTATTGAAGATATTGTATAAACCTTATGCTCTGTTCTTAATTTTCTGTAACTTTCAGAACTTGCCCTTTCTGATGTTTCATCAAACCTTACAGAACAATTGCCTATCACTATCAAATCACCTGTTTTAAATGGCAATTCCTTTTCTGTTGGAACTGCAATAAACAGAGAATGGGACTTTTTTTCTCCATCCTTACTGTCACTAGAATTAGACTGTTGCTCCAAATAAACATTATAAAAATTGCTTTTAAACCCTTTTTCCTTTTCATAATGAGTAATGACATTGTTTGTAATCACTTTAACACCCCCTGTACAAAAGTCCTGTTCTTCCAAGCCATTTATGTACAATGTTGGTCACTTCTTTGTCATACCTTTGTTTCATGTTCTCTGTGGATTCATAGGTTACAGAATAGTTCTTTATTTTTTCACTTGAAACACCACTTGGCTTTTCGCTTATTCCATTCTCATATGTATTAATGCATTCAACCAATTCACAGCAACAGTTCTGAACTTCATCTACTATTTCTGCACTTTCTTTCAGTCTGTTAAATGTATACATGTCTATGATTCCCTGAGCCTTTATCAAAAGTTTGTGGAAGTCGGCAGATTCAACCACCGGCTTTCCACAACAATATTCATTAGCATAATATGAAAAGGACGTATATCTCCTATACATATTACTTGGAAGCAATCATTGTAACTGCTTCTGTAATGTCAGCGCTGTTAACAGTAATTGTGCCTGATACCTTAATCTTACCTGTTGCTGTTACTGCATAAGGATATGTACCTGGTCTAAGATTAAATTCAACACTACCATTAGCATCTGTCTTAAGCTTTGAACCATTAACATCTACTCTTGCGCCCTTAATTGCAACCGGACTTTCTTCTGTATCATCAGTTACTGTAAATGTAGCCTTATGTGTTGTTACAGGTGTTGCAGGTTCAAGATATGCAAAAGGACATCCAACTCTGTCCTCATCAACTCTTGTTGCAGGATTTGGAAGTGCCCAACCAATTCTGAACACAACTCTAAGAGCAATCATGTCCTGCTGTGCAAGGTTGTACACTATTTCCTTTGTTGATGGATCCTGAATTACACCTTCTGTTAAAATCTTTGTAGTAACATCCTGTCTGATTGAATATACTGCCTGTGAGAAATCTCCAGCTACTAACTGTGCAATTGAATTATTGAATGCTCCGTTAACAGGGAACTGCATAGGTGTTCCATCAAGTGCATATGATGTTGCATCCTGCATTGACTTAACAAAAATTGGATTGCCTGTAGTATCCTTAATGCTTCTTAACTTAGCCTTCATATTAGTTGCTGCAATAACTCCACTTACTGCATATCCATCATCTTCAACCTTGGCAAAAACTCCATCTTCGCCAAGAATCTTGTCATAATAGTTTGGTGTTGAACCAACTGCAACATTGTTTCCTGACTGTCTTGCCAATGTAATGATGTCATTCTGCCACTCTGCCGGTCTGTTCTCACCAAAAATGATTGCACTGTCAACTCTCTGACCGATTGCTTCAATTACTCTTGGTGTAACTTCTCCCATAATGTCAAACTCTGCATCATCAAGAACCGCTTCAGGAATTGGTACGATAACTGCAAGCTCTGCTGCTGTTAACCATACATTATCCCAAGCCTGTTTTGATGTCTGCTTCATTCCTGTGTCACCATTTACCCAGTATGCTGTAGGTAAAAAGTCTAACACTCTGATTCTTGTCTGTTTTGATGTCATGTTAGGTAACTTCTTTGCCATAGCCATAAATGTTGATGATTTTGGTACATCCTGTGTAATGGCTTCCACTACCTGCTCACGGATAATTGCTTCCGCATTTTCTCTGTTAATAATCTCTGTCATTTCTTATCTCCTTTTCTCTGTTTATTCTTTTCCAAATAAGCTTCTTATTGCTTCATTTGCTCTTGTCTTTTTATCATCAGAACCACCACCTAATGGCATTGGTCCCGGTGTTGGTCCAACAACATATGGAACTTTCTTGTTTGGTTCAAACAAATATCCCTGTTCCTTAACCATTCCATCAAGAGCTGTTCTTATGTCCTTGTCCTGATTCTTGCTGGACTTAAGAGTTTCCACATCAAGAAACGGCATGATTGCCTTAATGTCTCTGGCCTTGTATTCGCTAGCAATACCCTTAACCAGATCATTAAAATCTCTGTCTGCAATACTTGCTTCATATTCAGCCTTGTTGGTTGCAAGTTCGTTTGTAAGATTTGTAATTTCACCTCTTAACTTTGCAACATCCACACCTTCAAAACTCTTAAGTTTATCCTGTGTTTCATTTAACTGATTTCTTAATGTTTCAACTTCTCCCTTAGCCTTTTCAATATCGGCTCCGTTTTCATTCATAATCTTTTCGATTACATCTTTTTCCAGTCCTAAGTCTTCTAAGAACTTTCTTTTCATATTTAAACATCCTTTCCGTTACGCTTTTATACGTGGTTGCTTCACTTACTTTTATGATATTTTGAACACTTTTACGTCTTATTCAGGACCATATAAAAAGACAGTCCTAAGACTGCCTGATTAACTATTTTTTATTTCTGCTTACCTGACTTGGCAAGTATTATGATTGTTATGCATATGAGCAATGTTATCTGCACAGATGTTGCCATAATGTACCTCCTTTACTATTTTAGGGTATAAAAAAAGAACCTATCTCTAAGTTCCTTAATTATCTACTATTAAATTTATAACCCCGGTGTTATCTCCTTAATGCCTTTGGCTGCATTATAGATTTTTCTCATTATGGAATTTTCCTGTAAGTATTCCAATCCCTTTAATGTGATTCGCATATTATTACATTCCACAATAGTTTCTCCTGTAATGTTTGTACTAACTCTTACACCTTTGATATAACCAACATCAGCCATCATTTCTATGTAACGCGACCAACGTTCCTTTGATACACCAAGTGCTTTATGGTCGATTATTGATATGTCAAATTCTGGTAAATCCATTGCTTTTTCTAATGTTGAAAGAATCTTGTATACTGCTTTAAAATTATCCATATTGCCTCCTTTTGGATATAAATCAATTATACATCAATAAGAATCTTTTCCAGTTCATCATCAGTCATATATTTTATTTTATCTGCAAGCTCTATAATTTCCATAAAATCTCTTGATAAATCAAAATCAACTTTTTTGCCTTGTCTCCACAAAGGTTTATATTCAACTATGGCTTTTCTTCCCCTATTGAATATATTTACAAGATATGCACGCTCAATTTCATATTCCTCTGGTGTCATATCATTTCTCCAAAAAGGTTGTTCCATCATTCCATATGAAGCCCAATCACTTTGTTTTACCATCATATATAAGCAACTCTCCTTTTTTTGTGTAATCCCTAATAAGATTGTCAACTATTATCTCTTCCCTTGCAAATCCTCTTTGTGCTGGTGATATTATACCATCTCTAGCTTTCTTACTCAATGCCTTCAACTCTTTTTCATACAGTTTATCAAAATCTTGTTCTTCAACAAACCTTTCGCGTTCTGCAACATATTTTATGGCATTATTTGTTGCAGCAATCATTAAAGGTATTTGTTCTTCCCTTAATACAGTTCTCATATCCATTTCTGATAATGAACAATTAGTAACATGATTATGTACAAAAGCATATCTTTCTGTTGGATTCGCATCCAAAAAATCCCAGCATTTATAACCTACTGCATCCGGAAGTCCATCTGTTTCTTCATAATCCAATTTTCCTGTTCGTAAATTTACTAAACACATATGTTCAAACCCGTCTTCCGAACCCGCTTTTGCCACTTTTTCTATTGCCTCTGATAATCCTTTATTTATTTTTTCGTCATAATTCTCAAGATTTATTGAATAATCATATTTTTCATTATAATAAACTCTTTCATTATTATGAATTGCGTTTGCTCCAAAAAGTTTTCTATTAACTTTACCAATATCCTTTAACCCATCAACATTAATTCTATCCCTGTGCTCACGCAATCCCATCTTCTTGCTGAAATCACTGTATTTTCTTGATAGTGTCTGATACTTGCACCTTGCAGCTATTACCTCGTCTGAATCATCTGCTAAACCTGATTGCTTTAATAAGTTAATATCCTGCCTGTACTTTCTCATTGATGTTTCAATTCTACGTTGATATTGGGTGGCTTCATACTTGTTGTATTCCTTGCCATTGTACTCTTTTTTCTCGTTTTCCTGCCTGTTTAATTCTTCCAGTTGTTCATCTGTATATGTTCTAACAGAAATGCCTGGAATGAACGGATAAAATGTGTGTCGACAGTTTGCACCACACAAGCCATCAACTTCACCATAACCTGTTTCTCTTATGAATGACTTATAAAGTACTCCTGCTTCCATTTTCTCTGCGTTTGGGTTTGCTCTGTCCCAATAGAATACTCTTCCCTGCCATACCTGATGTGTAGGTCTTGCTGTTGAATGCCAGCTTGTTTCAACGAACTCAGTATCAAGTTTCTGCATGTTGTCAGAACTTATTTTACTTGTTACCTGATTGACACCTGTAAGTATTGCCCTTCTTGCAGCAACATCTATTCTTGTGGATATTCCTGAATCATAATTAATGCTTCTTACTCCACTCCTTGTCATTTCATCTGTAACTTTTCTGATAATGCTGTTATAGTCAAACGTTCCGTTAAGCACGTGCATAACTGCATTGTCCATTGTATCCTTGAAATAATTATCAACTGTTTTGAATGTTTTTCTGCCATTTGGTTGTTTGACAGCAAATCCCATTGTCCTAGTGATGTTTTTCAACTGCTTTGCTGTTTGTTGCTTTGTTGCTTCTATCAATTGCTGCAATGCCATGTTTTCCTCAAATGGTATGAACTCCTGACCTACTGCCCTATATAAGGATTCATCTCTTAAATATCCTTCCTTTAAGGTATCAGAATATAATTGTTCTATTTCTGTATCACTTAAATTCAAGGCTTCCTGAATGTGTTTCTTTATGTCAGTCTTGTCAGCTCCCATATTGTACAGCCTGTTTAATTGCCAATCTGCTGTCCTTGTAATCTCACCGGTCTCTGCAATTCTTCTGATAATGTCATTCATGATGTCATTTTCCAAGCCTGCATATATTTCTTCAATATTCTTTGGAAATAATTCTAATTCATCTGACTTGTACACTATTCATCATCTCCTGATGTATCATCATCTTGTTGTCCTGCTAACTTCTGTGTTGCAACCTCTTCTGTCTCGCCATACCACTTCATTCTGTATTCAACTAAACTCATTGCACCCATTGCCACATCTGCCCTGTCCGTCTGACGTGCCTTTTCTGAATCAACAACTATGCTATCATCCCATTCAAATGAAGTATTTATCTCTCCTTCCGGTGCCAATCCATAAATGCTTGTCCAGAAGTCCATAGCTTTTATAAGGTCCTCTAATGCATTTTGTAAGGCATTCTGTGTATCAGACACCATTGAATAAGAACGTTGCTTACTGGTTTTTATTTCCTCTGCTGTCTTATCAACATTATTTGGATCAGAAAGAGTTCCATATGCAAGGTTACAATCAAACTCAACTCTCTTAAGCTGATTGTTAAATCCGTTATATAAACTCTGGTCCCTGATGTCAGGTGAGTACGTGTCTATGAATGGCTTGTCTACTGCTCCTGAACTGTAATCAAGAGTTCTGTATAATCTGTCCTTTCCTCCCGGATATTCAAACTTGTCTGTATTCTCATTACGTTTTAACAAGCTTTCAGCAATATGTATTGCAGCTTCCTTTGAAACATACTCCCAATCAATCTGTGAATATCTTTCATCTGCAATCTTGATTGAATCCACTGCCTTAGAATAAACAGAAACACCTATGGGTGATGTTGAATCAATTATGTTTGCCAGCGGAACTTTAAAGAATCCTATTGGTAACTTATCAACATTCTTAAACTTAAGTTCACTTTCAAGCATGTTCCACTTATCCACATAACTTATTGGTACCTCAGTCCCCAATACTTCAGGATTAGTGCTAACAAAAACCCGGTTAGTTATGGTCAATTCATCATTCTCTATGGTGTTTCTTTCTAATCTTGTATATATTTTTTTGTTTTTTCTAAACTGCTCTGTAAAAATGCAATCAGTTACATTTCCTGAATCATCAAATGACACCGGGAAGAAACAATCTGCCTGTATGTATTGGACTGCAATACCATTACTTGTTATGTATGGCTTAAATACAAGACTGCCTTTCGCACATCCATATTCAACATACCTTCTAAGACTTTCCAGAACCTTTTTATAATATGGCTCTATGTATTCTGCTCTTTCACTTCCGGTACATTCACTCTTAAGTTCAAGGGTTACAAGTCTTGCAATCTCCTGTGATATGCTTGCAGGAAGATTGCAGCTTTCTGTTTCTCCCTTTATCCAGGGTGCCTTGCCTTTGTACATTGCATTCCATAATTCTATGTGTCCTGACATTACTGTAAGATATGACAAATCTACAGGATTATCAGAATGTTTATTTAATACTTTCCCTATTTGGGTAACCATGTTTGAATATCTCATACCTTACACCTCTACTCATACTTAATAAATCTGCTTATATCCCTTTCAAATGTATATTCGAATGCATCAAGCGAATCAATGTCACTTGTGCCATCATCCAATCTTTCATCAGATGTTAAGTTCTTTGGATTCCACAATGCTCCACATAGTGCATTCTCCAATGACTTGCAATGCTGTCCCATATACTTGAATCTGCCCTGTCCCATCATTCTTTGAACGAATCTTATTCTGTCATTAATTGGTATCTTCATTGCGTTTTCTATTCTTAGCCAGCCTAATCCATTCTTTCTTGAAGTACTTCTTAATCCGGCTATTAGTGTCTGCTCTGCACTATCGCAGTACACGTGTGTTATGTGTCCATACAAATTCAAGACCTTTAAACAAAAGTCAACAAACAACTTTCCAAGCTTTTCAGGATCTATGTCATTCTGCGAGCAATCAATCCATTCTGATGCCAATGGAACAATATCCATATATCCTCTTGTATATCCTGTGGCGCAAAATGCGTGTCCTGAACCACTTCCACCAAAATCCACACCTATGTTAATTTCCATTATGTTTAATGGTTTTTCATAAACCTTAAACGGATTAGGATTCTGTGTCTGTGCATCATTAAACAATTTGTATACTGCTCCTTCTGCTGCCACCCATAGACCTCTTATGTATCTGTCATAATAAACAGTGCCTTGATATTCATTGCACAAATTTTCAACAAATTCCTTTGGCAAAAAAGGATTATCAAATATTGTATACTGCTGGCAATATATGTCTGCATCAGAATCAAGGAATCTCTTAAACCAATGACTTGGATTGTCCGGGTTACACGCTCCATCAAAACAACTGTATGGCTTATCAAGACGTGACTTTAATAATTCAAAGACTTCCTTGTTCCACTCTGCAACTTCATCACCATAAACATATTTAAGTGATGAACCTCTAAGTTTTGATACCTGACTTACTTTCTCAGCTCCAAGACAATAGGCATAATCTCCAAAAATACTAACAATGTTGTTTGAACCTATGTCTCCAATCAAGTTAGGGCCATATATTTCTCTCATTGGTTGCAAAACATTTCTTTCAATGGTTCCCTTTGATACTCCTATGATTGCATTTAATCCATCCTTGCCAACTCTTTCCCTTATTCTTGACGGAATGGTATATAAGTTATCCATATAAGATTTTCCTGAACGGGTCGCCCCGGTCTTTACGTTGTATCTGTGATTTGCATTCCTTACAAATTCCATCTGCTTATCACTTAGAACCATCTTTGTCACCTGCCTGTTTTTTAATCTGCATCAGTAATTCATCCACTCTTGATATTTCTTCCTCACTAGCCTTACCTGTTGCCCTGTCAGCCTGAACATTGAGAAGTTTTATCCTTGCCCTCTGTTCAGAAGTTGCCATATCCATATGATTTGCCAACCAATCAAGAGCTCTCATCCTATCCATTAGCCTTACAGATGAATTTCTAAGATTAATGTCTGCTATTAAAGTCCCATCCACTTCGTCAGAGTTTTTGAATTTAACAACATTTAGCTTCTGCTTTAATACTTTCTCATTTCCATCTTTATCCTTAATCTTTACAGGACCAAATGCTCCAATAACGTCCGTTTCTTCCTGACCAAAGGTTACGTAGTCTGTTATGTCTGCAAAGGCAATATCCATGTATTTTTGGAATATGTCTTCTTCTGACAACATTTCCCTATTCAATCTGTTCTGTTTTAATTCCGTGATGCATTTTCTTATTTTTTCCTTTTGCAACAATCTGCAACCTGAAACTGCTGCAACATTATATTTAACACCATAGGCTTTCATATATGCCTTGGTTGCATTAAAACAACGAACATAGTAAATGCAAAATAACCTTTGTTCGTCCGTTAGATTATCGTTTTCAACTACCTGCTCAACTTCATCAAAAGAAGTAGTATTTTGTATGCGTACTTTTTCCATTTTTGTACGCGTACTTTTTTGCCCTTTTCGATTCCAGTTATACCTTGTCTTCCAAGATTTTACTGTGCTAATTGATACATTATATTTCTCGGCTATTTCTTTATATTTGAAACCATTCATATAGTCTGTTTCCGCCTGCTCATATGTTTTTAATTCATTATTCACAACACCACCTCTCTTACTTTTGTGCATAAAAAATAGAGCCTTGCTAAATTGCAAAAGCTCTATTAATAAGGGCGAACGGATTTCAACCGCCTCCTCTGTCACAATCTCACCTGTGTACTCACAACCTATTGGCTGGTCTTGTTGCACTAGTGCATTGTTTGATTGCACCCATTGTTCTCACTCATAAACTACTTCCCTCGTCTATAATCTTCCCATTTTTTTAATATTTTGTCAATTAACATTTCTTCCTTTGTTGATAATTTTGCTGTTCCATTTTCTGCATGCCAATATCCTCTATGCGTATGTGGCATTACTAGATTATCATTTATCTTATGAAAATGTGTTAAATCTATTTGTTTATTCCTTTTACCATCTTCATCATAAAATGTAATCGATTTAGGAACATTATCATTTCCTAGTGTCACATATATTCTATCCTTTATCATTGTTTCCATAGGTGTTTTAATAGATGTTTTCTCATTCTGGACAATAAATTTTATATTTTCTACTTGATATATTGTATTGTATTCTGTTCCATATACTTTTCCTGCTTTACTTATTCCACTTGATGCTCCACGTCCTCCCATAATATAACCTCTTACTATACATATGATTTCAATGCTTGAACTATAGCCTTACTAGTTGAACTAGCAGATTTTCCCTTTTTCATATATTCAGAAACAGCCTCAGCCACAACTTCTCCTGCTGCTTTACCTTTAGTATTACTACCATACTTTGATATTGCCGATAATTTACCACCATTTATCTTTTTCGCTTGCTTTAAAATATTTCTATCCCACTTTCCAGATGTTCTTAGCTTTGCCTGCTGAAATTTAGTAAGTGAGCTGTTACTTTTTCTCATAAGATAGTTTGATATTAAATGACCTGCCTCATGAGTTCCTGTTCCATACGCTGTATAATCAGCAGTATAATCACTAGGTGTGAATTCATTATTTGACGAACTGTAATACTTTGATGAAAGCCCCAACTGTCCCATACCATTAGCACTTGCCTCAGCGTCATTAGACAATGATAATCCTATACCTGTCACTACTGACAAAGGTAATCCAAATTCATTCAAAGTGTCACGAACCCCTTTTAATGTTTTGTCAACAAGTACACTATTTAAGTTCTTGACTTCTTTATCAACTACAATTGTTCCAGCATTTCTGAACTCACTCATCATGTCTCTATTACTTTTTGAAGATTTCTTTGTTAGTCCGCTACTTGCTCCACGTCCGCCCATTACTTTTTTCTAAACCTTTCCTGAAAAGCACTCATATTAATAACTCTATCGTCTTTTATTTCACTTGGTACTTTTCCATAAAATAATATTTGCGTTGGTTCTAATCTCTCCAACATTTCTTTGTACCCATTCATAAATAATTCCTTTGCCTGCTTATTTTTCTGTGTTCCAACACTTGAAACTGCAACCGCTGAACCTTTTGGTTCTCCATCAAAACACCACTCAAAACTGTCTTCATTACTCCATCCGATTGTCGGTATTACACTGATTCCATTAATCTGCATATATGCACCTATCCAATGCTTTCTATAATGATTATATATTTGCAATGCTCTTGGATAATCGCAATACACACTAAAGTCTGGGCTGAATATACATTTAAACTGTTTTAGCATATCGACGTATGCATCAGGTCTGTTCCAAATTCTTTCAAACTGGTAATCATATAAAAAGAAATGCACCGCCTTATTTCCACGTTCTTTACAGGTTTTTGCCTGATTAAATCCTATTAATTCACAATCAGTGAATGTTTCAGGACTTAACAATGGAATATCATAAGCTCCCACTCCCTCGAATGCTGCCTTTTGCAAATTCAAATAATTTATTTCCATAATCCTACTAACTCACCTCCTATTTTCCCACGAAAAAAGACAGCCTTTCGACTGCCTTAAGACGTTTTACCATAAATACTTTTAGAGGAATTTCATTCAGATAAACAAAAGATAACAAAAAATTTCCTTTTCTGTTTTACTTTTTACTCTATCATTTTATCACTGATTAATATAAACTTCTATCAATTGTTTAATACTTTATCAAGTTCTAATAGAGCTCTGCCGTGTAATTTGCATACCCACTGGTATGTATAATTCATTTCCAGTGCTATCTCTTCCCACTTCTTGCTCTGGCAGTATCTCTTGTACAAAATCTGCTCGTATTCAGGATTGTTTAACTTCTGTATGTTGATTATTACGTTTGCTCTGGCTAAAGCAAATTCACGCATCAAATCATTCCACTCACATTCCTTTTCATTAATCTTGCATATTGTTTCTGCCATCTTATCCTGTGTTCCTGAAGACAGTACTCTCTCGCCCTGTTGGATTGCTCCAGTACTCACCACCATTTCCCTTAGGGTATCTATCTCTTCTTTTAGAATTTTCATCTTAGATTCAAGATTTCTAACCTGATTCAAGTATTCCTTTGCTGTCATTTCTTCCAAACTCTCAATCCTTTCTCTATTTTTCTGCATAAAAAAAACCAACCACCGAATATTGGTAGTTGGTCTTTAAAAATCTCTATATACTCTAAATACTTATAGACTTTATAAAACGATTTATAGTTCTACAATTCGGGCAAGTACATTCTACCTCGAATTTTATACTGCCATCATCATTTTTTCCAATAGCAAAAGCATTAGCTCTCACATCGGGAACTTCGTATACAACAATACTTCCTCTTCCTGTATCAGCTACTTTAGTCCATTTTAAAATTTTTCCACAAACATAACATTCGTCTATTCCTGAAAAACTCTTTCCTATCATTTTATTTCTCCCTTCTCTGTTGTGATAGAAAAATTATATCAAACCAACTACCAGTATTCAATTGTCAATGTACCTTTGTTTCTAATCCTTATCCTGCAACTTGCATATCGCCCACAAGACGAACACTGCTCCAATTACCAGGACTATTGCCAATGTGTTAATTATCTCCACTTACTCCACCACCTTCCACAATCTTAATTGCTTTATTTGAGCCTATAACATCAACTTGTCCTGTTTTACCGCTTTTATCATTAATTACATTTATTCTTGCTGTCCATTCTTCTATTTCTTCTATGACCTTATCCACGTCATAGGCTGTTGGTTGATTTTCAATGAACTCATCTATGCCCATAAATTCATAATCTTTTCTTAAATCACAATCACCTTTCAATGATTCATGTAATTCTCCCATTAATTCATCTGCGTCTATTAATCTCATTTATAAATCACTCCAATCTAATATGTATTTTGTCCGCAATTTTTACAGTAGCCTGAATGAAACATTAAACATTTGCACCTTGGACAAAAATATTCTCCTTCAATAACTGTTCTTGAAATTTTTATCTGCTTTTCAAGTGCTGACATTGCTCTTGTTAATGCTACTTCCAAATCACCTGATTTTAACTGGTTTCTCAGTTTTAATTCCGTAATGTGCATTTGAATTGTTTTAATATCTTCCATTACTTTTCCTCACTTTCTGCTAGTTTTGCATATTTCCAACTTCGCTCACATCCTCCTATAGCCGACCAAGAAGTTAAACCGTCATGCCA